CATAACTAATATTTTCCCATAATGTGCGGTTAAATAACTTAGGATGTTGTGGAATATAAATTATGTGAGTTCGTAAATCATCAATATCCATTTCTGTAAGTGGCACACCGTTAATAAATATATTGCCGGATTGATAAGTATGTAATTTCAATAGTAATTTAACACCTGTAGATTTGCCACTAGCGGAATTACCTATAATGGCAACTCTATCTTTTGGATATAATCTTAAATTGAATTTATCTAAAATTTTTACATCGCTTGTATCAGGTTGATAAGTAACATCTTTAAACACTATATCTAAAGCTTCATGATTTGGTATTTTCTTATTTTTGCTATCCACATCATTATTCGGCAACTCATTTATAAATTTCTCAATCAGTTCAATATGGGATTTTACGGCTATAAAATCTTTACTAGATTCAAACAATCCTGCTAGCGAACTAAGAATAGTATAATTAAGGATGAAAATGCTAACTAGTGCGGCAACTGGTATCTTGCCTTTTAGAAAGAGCCGATATGCGACATAATTTAAAGCCAAGAAGAGAAATATATTGACAAAGGAGAAATAGATGCGGAATTTGCGATTACATACACCCGCATTATATTGTTCTGCCCGGGTGCGCTCATTAATATCAGCTATGCGATCACGTTCATCATTTATTTTACGAGCAGTATATATGGAAAGTAGATTTTGAAGAGAATCCTCAATCTCTTCATGACATTCATCAAAGAGATTTTCTACTTTTTTAATGTTGGAATTACAGGTATTGAAATACAACCGAGCCATAATAAATACTACACCAATGCAGCCTAAATACATAAGTCCTAAGCTGTAATGATGTCGGAATAAGTAGACGAAATTGGAAACAATGAGAATTATATTAGTTAGCAGGAAACGTTGTATTTGATTGGATATATCATCTAAAATCCAGGGTAATTTTATAAGTTTGGTAAGAATGGTGCCAATTTTGAGTTCTTGATAATTTTGATTATATCTTTCCATAATGAGTTCAAAGAAGAATTGGCGGACATAAGAATGAAATTTAGGAACTATATAGTTGTCTACAAAAGAAATACCGATGCTAAATGCTTGGATAAGAATCCATATTCCTAGCAGAACTATGAAAAAATATTTAGAACGGGCTACATTACCATCCTTAAGTGAGTTTATAGTCTCACCATAATAATGTGGCATAGCAACACTTTGCAATGGTAGGGAAATAAGAGTAATGAGATATAAGATATATGATTTCCAATTATCTTTTAGAAATTTAATATATAAATCATATAGAATAGACATCGTATGATTGTATTATATTATTGTATTATTATTTTGTAATATCTATTTTGAGAAGAGATTAAAATTATAATATTTATATATAATAATAAATAATTACTATTCATAAATATGGCTAGTGCTAATACTAGTGTTAGTGATAGTGCTAATGCTAATACTAGTACTAGAAGTAGATCTAATGCTCTTCGAGATTATTATTTTATGAAACCTGCAAACTCTTTTACAGCACCCGGGGAGGCATCCGTTGATTTTGAAGAACCAATATCAACATCTTATATTCAAAGAAATTTAAAAGATCTTACAATAGATGAGATAATTGAAAAAATGACTGTTAGAACTGATTTTCCGGAATATCTTGTCTATAATTTATTAATAAATAATTATAATATCCATCTAGATAAAATAATTGCTAATGCAAATAATCCAACTAGCCTAGATTTTAAATTAGAATTTAATTATGTAGATGAAAAACAACCAACACCAGTAATAGTTGGTAAAATAAAAGACTTTAAAGATATAAATAAAACCCTAGAAAAAGACCCTACTTTTTTACAAGATTATTTAAGGACAACTTTTTTAAACCAAATATTTAAATATGGTGGAGATTTTGATAGAGAAAAATTTTATTTAAAACAAATGCATAAAATATTAGCTATATCTGAAGATAAAGATTTTAAAGGTATTGATTTAATAAATAAAATAAAATTAGCAAATAATTTTTTGCAAATTTGTTTTGGTAAAGATGAGTTTCCTGATTTAATAGACGAAGATTTAAATATACCATTAATAAATTTAAATAAACAAGACGTAAAATTATTATTTGGTGGGGAAGATAATGAATTAATAACCAATCCTAAATTACAAAAAATAATAAATGCACTTTATCTTATTCATCAGAGTTATAGAATGTTATGTAATAAAAATTTTACAATACAAGAAGAACATGAAAGACAACCATTAATATATATTAAACAAAAAAATAACCATCCTTTATTAATATTTGATTCTACATCTAAATTAGTAAGTCTTGCATTATATTTGGAAGATAATATTCAAACTGATACTGGATTATATCCATTATCTAAAGGTATAATTATATTATCAGTAAATATAAATTCAAAAGATAATGATGGTAAAATAGCATATATACCTTTATATAATTCAACATATATGGATCCTTTAAATGATCTTATATCAATTCCATCAGCAAATGACAATAATAAAATAGCCAAACATTTTATTAAAAATTATTCGATATATTATAACTTATTATTAAAAAAAATTATAAATTTATCAAATAATGTAAATATTTTTGAAAATTTAAGTGATAAGAAGATCGCAAATTATATTAAAATAAACAAGGATTATAAAATAGTTGGTATTTCTATTGAAAATATTAATAAATGGAATACATTATTAAAAATTGCAAATTATTCTATGGAAACTAGTGCCATGCAATTAGATAGTATTGAAAATACATTAATTGCTATATTTACACAATTAATTAAATTTGTAGAAAATAAAAATATATTAATGTGTATACCATTAAGTGTAAATATTTTTATTAGCAAATCTAAATTTTTATCATTAATTAGTAATTCATCATTACCAAGATTAATTATAGAACGTATAACAGATATAAATTTTTTAGATATAATACAAATAAATAATTTTCAACTAAGATTATATAAATTAACTGAAGGTAAATATCAAGAATTTATTCATAATTTAGATAGTAAAGCAAATATTCCTGAAATTCCAAATAATATAAATTTTAATTTTATAATTACTTTAGATGAAGGTACGCACACTCAACCAAATATGGAAGATACATTATCGTATAGTGAATATGAACAAATATGCTCAATTGCTAATGGTATACATGAATTTATGACAAGATATATTTCCGTACATATACCATTTAGTTCATACCATACCCGAGATATGTTAATAGCGTCATTATTTAGTAATTTAATTTATGGTAATTCTACACAACAAAATATAATTTGGAAAAATGTACCATCAAAATTATTTAAAGATTCAAACTTAGATAAAGTTTTTATGTATTCTTTACTAAATAATATTGCTATTAAATGTTTACAATCTCCAAGAAATAAAGCGCAAAACACTGAAATTTTAAGTTTTTTGGATGAGTTTCTTAAAAAAAGAAATTCAAATATTAATCTAAAAATATTTAAACAAATGAAACCATATGAAGATGATAGTAAAAAATGTACATATATTTGCGAAGTATTATTGAAAGAAGATATAAATATAGAAACTGAATTTATGCAAACTGATTATTTTGATAAAGACTATAATATTTTTGAAGCTTGTGGAATTAATTTACATCTTTATAGAATGGCACTTGAACATCAACCAGTTGATACAAGTGTATTGCCTGATAGACACAATATTGCTGCTGCAGTATCATCAGTCATGTCAAATCATGCACACAACTTAAACAAGCTAGATGGAGGTTTTTATAGAAAGAAATATAGAACTAAGAATTATATAACAAATAATAAAAAATCAAAAAATATAAAGGGAAATAAAATAACTACAAAATACTCCCAAATAAAAAGATACAAATATAAAAAAACAAGTAAAATATAAATATAAATATAAATTATTCAATTAAATAATTAAATAAAGAATTCTTTGCAAATTTTCATTTTTCAGTTTCATTTTTATTTTTCTTTAACAATTTTGAAACTTCTAGACTGATTTTCTTATTTGCGGCTTTCTTTGTAATATATTCTGAGAATGATTCTAGAGTATATGGTGTGCTAGAATAAGGAACTAACTTATTAATATAAGTTTCAGTATGATTCCGCAAATCTTGAAAAGATGTAAATTTAGTATCTTCTAGAGTGATATTTGCAAGTGTATTCTTATTTGCATCATTGGAAGCATTTTCTATTTCAACTAGGGCATTATATCGTTGAACTAATGCGAAAGCTTTCTTATCGCCATCGGTTATGGTTTCCTTGGAACTACCTAGCCCACTTTTACGAAGGCGATGTGCTTTGCCGGTGGTGGTATCTTTGCCGTAAGGAACATCAATGTCGTATTTGTCGCGGGCAGATACTTTATTTATATAATCAAACTTTACATTACTAATTGAATCAAATTCGATAGTTTGTAAATTCATTGATACATCAGTATTTGATTGTACTAAAGGTTTATAATTAATAATATTTGCACGAGGGTCTATATATTTTGGTAATTTAAGAGTTATCAAGTAATCAAGAAAACCATTAATTGTTGTTGATGTATTGAAAATTTTGCTCAAAATTTTTTCTGTATGAATTGCAAATTCATCTATTGATTGAAATCTTTTATTATCTACCATTTCACTAATAATATTTGGATATTTAACTGCATATAGAAATCTTTTTACAACCACATGCGCTAAACGATGCTTAATAGTTAATCCTTCTTTATTTTGTTTTGTAGAATGGTCTAGAATTGCTTCTGCTCCTGTACGGGGTTTTGAAATTTCTAAACTGAATATCGGTATTTCAACTCCTTTATTTTTATAAATATCGGGATGAATAAATAAGAGTTTATCAATTAACAGTTTAGGTATAGATACATCATTAGACGGATTTAATAGTTCGTTTAAAGATTGTTTATAATCTTTAGTTGCACGATTCATATTTTGAACACTTTGGCTCGCAATACGTAGATTATGTATCCTGTTATCAAATTTATTTCCATTAATATGGTCAACTAATAAATTATCGCCTTTACTATTTCCCATTAAATATCTATGTAAATAAGTAAATTCCCCTCTGATTCTTGTTCCTATATACTGATTAGCAGCTATATACCAAGTTGGTTTTGATATTTCAAATTTAATATTACCATCCTGTATATTAATGCCATGAATTTTGTCTAGAGCAGTTTCATCAATAATGAATGAAAACTGTTTTGTATTATTTTCATTATTTTGTTTATTATCAGTTAATCCTACAAATACCTCGTAATATCTTTTTTTTGTAGGGTCAGTTTCATTAATAATCTCTACTAATCTATAATTATTATAGTTGAATTTACTATCACTATTAAATTTAAATCCTGGGAAATTTTGAATAACTCTTATTTCATTATCAGGATAAAATTTTGACGGTTCTTCAATCAATTTCATTTTTGATGCAAGCTTCTTAGTATGTTTTTTTGTTATATTTATATTAGCAATTCTAAAATCTAATTTATCATTATTATTAAACATATACTCAATATCTATTTCTGTATTTTCTGTAATATAATTGACTATGTTAACACGTTTATTATCAATAGTTGTAAATATTTTTTTATTTACACTGCGTAATTCTAATTCCCAAGTAAGAATTTTAATAGAATCATCAGGCTCTTGAAATATGAAAAGTTTTTCTAGTTTATCAATATCAATTTTAAAAGTTATCATCTTAGGTGTTCTTACTTCATAATATGATTCTATAGATGTATTTATTAATCTAAAATTATTATCTAGTGAATAAGATTTGCTTTTATAAATAAGTGTAGAGGTAAAGCCAGTTGACGAATTCATTTTTTCAATAACGAATTTACTTGTATGATTCAAAATATCTTGTAATGATGCCATCAATCTATATAAATCAAAAAATCAATTTTTTTTTATTTTGAAAATGGAATACTAGATGAATTGTTCTAAATTAGTAAAAGAAGAAAAAAAAACAAATTGAACGCAATATAGAGACTCACTAATTCGAATATGCCAAGCCGCCCATGCCTGACATGATGCGGAGAACGTTGTAGTTTACGGCGTAGATGTTAAGGTTGAGAGAGAAGTTGGTAAGTGCTGGAGCATTGACGGCACCAGTTAGGGGGTCAGTACCATAACCGAGTTGGAGAACGGCATTATCAATGCGAGAAAAGTTGCAAGTGCCAGAGGGTTGATGCTCTTCGGGAGAAAGAGCAAAGCTGTAAGAATAGATGTACTGGCGGAGAGCAGCCTGCTTGGTATCAGTGAGGGAGTCATTGAGATCACCACCAACGCGGGGAACGCGGCTGTGGTGATCGTAGCACTGAACCTTGCGGAAATAGTCAGCATAACGGACATAGAAGCGATCGTGGCCGTTTAGCTGGAGAAGACCAGTGGTGAAGGAGTCAATACCAGCTGTATCAGATCCAGAGTAATTGAACCAGCTGCCATACGAGGGGTTTCCACTGGTGTAAGCAGTGGAGTGGTTGCTGGTGACGTGAGCCCAGACGAGCTCCTTGACAGGGTGGTTAAAGTTAAGGGTGATGTTCTGAGTTGTAGTGCCACGAGGAATGGTCTGAGAACCAGTGAATTGAACTTGCTCAATGAGGTATTCGTGGCTGACCTGGGCGAAACGACGACGCTCATCAGTATCAAGGTAGATATAATCAACATAGAGCTTGCAGCTGACAAGGGATCCAGAAACAGTACCGGTTTGACCTTGGACTAGATCGGTAACCGGGCGAAGCTCAAGATTGAGCTTGACTTCGTGATACTGGAGAGCAATAAGAGGAAGAGCAAGACCAGGGTTGCGGTTGAACCAGAATTGGAAGGGAACATAGATACGGTACTTGGGGCTAGCAGCATCGGCATCCCAAGAGCTGGTCTGCTCGGAACCAGCAGTAAGAGCATTACCAACCATATTGTCATAACCAGCACGCTTGCCAGCAGGGACAGTGAGCTCAGTCCAGATGTTCATCCAATCACCATAATGACGGTCAATGAGCTGACCACCAATTTCGATCTCAGCCTTGTTAATCATAGCATTACCAACACCATAAGTCCACGTGCAACTAGTGCTGCCACCAGTAACATTGGGAAGAACAGCTTCTAGATACATCTGTTGAATAAGATCACCATTGCGGGAAATGGTAGCAGTTACACGCTTACCAAAATCAACCTGGCCGTTGAAAGTCTGTTCGATAGACTCAACAGCGAAGTTGGTATGGCGGCGATAGACGACCTTAAAGAACGTAATTTGAGGGTTGCCAGTCAGGTAAATATCCTGGGCACCGTAAGCGACAAGTTGCATGAGACCTCCACCCATTTTAAATAATTAGATTTGCTAGAAGAAAATACTTGAACTATACTTTATAGAAATATTATAATCCTAGAAGATTTGAACAACACCATTACATTATTTATTCCAAAATATATAGAAAACCATAAAATAATACGCTGCTAGATATTGTAAATATTTACAACTATCTAAAAAAATAAATTTAATGAACTATATTTAGTATTTGGAATAAATCATAAATCATAAACAAATTAAAATTAAAATTTAAAACCTCATTTATATAAAACGAAAAAATTTGAAGAAAACTATATGTTTGCCAAACTATGAATGAATATTTACTAGGTAATTTATTTGGTATATCCCAAGTTATAATTGGATATCCATTTGATACAGTTAAAACCAACTTGCAAAATTTTAAACCCATTGTACCATTGTTCCAATCACCTAGATTATTTTATAAAGGTATGCAATATCCTTTAATAACTAGTATGCTAGGAACAACTCTAATGTTTGGTAATTATTCTTATTTCCTAGAAATAACAGAAAATAAATTTATTTCTGCATCCACTACTGGTATTATTAGTGCATTTCTAATAACACCTTTCGACTATCTAAAAATACAAAGACAAATACAGGCACAACAGGCACAACAGGCACAAGAATATAAAAAAGCAAAATGTGCACCATTTACAATAAATTGGTTATTTACAAATCCAAAACAATTATTTCGTGGTCTAACACTTACTATATTACGAGAATCTATTGCAATACCTGCATATTTTTTAACATTTGATTATATGTATTATCAATGTCATATACATCCTTTTTTCTCCGGTGGTATTGCAGGTATCAATAGTTGGTTATTTACATATCCGTTAGACACTCTTAAATCACGTAGACAATTATACCAAACTAAATCTTTATATGAACTCCGCACAATGGGATCTTTATATAATGGTTTGGGAATTACTCTATTGCGTGGATTCATTGTAAATGGTGCAAGTTTTTATTTTTATAGTATGTTTAAAAAGAATTACACAC